CGTCGGTGGCGCCGGTGTCGGTCTTGGCGATCTCAACGCCCAAGTCGGCGAACAACTGCGGCGAAGCGCCGAGCGTCTTGTTCATCTTGCCGAGCGCCGATTCGACGGTCCCGGCTTCGATTCCGATGTCGCCAGCGACCTCGATGAGGCGGCTGGCCTCATCGACGGCCAGGCCGGTGGCGTCGCTGAACGCACCGGCGGCGAGCGCCGTGTCCTGGAACGCCTTGACCGACTTCACGCCGAAGGCGATCAGCGCACCGCCGGCGGCGAGGGCGAACTCGGCGGCGTTCGCCTTCACCGCATCGAACGCCACACTGCCAGCGGCCTGCATCTTCCCGAACGCGCCCTCGGCCTTCTTGACCTCGGAGCGCATCTTGCCGAGGCCCGACTGGGCCGGGCCTGTGACGAAGTCGATGACGACTGTGAGCTTGTCGCTGAACGCCATCGGTCACCCCCTGGTGATGCGTCGGAACTCGGCCTGCAATGCGCGCCAAGCACCATCGGTGCCGCCCTTGCGCTCACGCGCAGCGGCGATCGTGAAGGTCCGCAGACCACGGGACGGCCCGTACGACGACGACGCCCTCGGGCCCTGCGGTGTCGCCACCACCCGGCCAGCGGTCGGGCGGCGAGCCTTGCGGCCGTTCGCCCGTGGGTAGATCGACCCTGACGCCTTGCGACCCCGCTCGGCGAGGAACCACACGCCCGACGGGCGGTGATTCATCGACAACTGCCAACCGGCCTCGTCGTAGCCGAGCCGCAGCGGCACTCGGCCACCCTTGAAGTTCGACATGGCCCGGTCAGCGCCGAGGGTGTCCTCTGCCGCCGACAGGCCGCCCTTCTTGGCGTCGCCACCGGCTGCACGCATGATGCGCCGCCGAGCATCGTCGTCGAGCGTCGATTCCAACTTGCGCAGATACGCCGAGATGGCCGACGCCTCGAAGCCGACACCGCTGCCTGACTGGCCGCCGGCCGCCACGATCAGGATGCGAGGCGGGTGACCACGCCGGTCGTCGGGAACGACAGCGACACGACAGCCAACTCGCCGACCGAGTTGCTGATCGGGGTGTAGCCCAGGTTCAGGAACCGCAACACGTACGACGGGTTCGTCGCTGCTCGGCTGCCCGCCACCGCCTTGATGTCCATATACAGCGAGGACGTCGAACCGAAGCCGAGCGTGCCACCGAGACCGAAGATCGCATCGACCTGCGAAGCGGCGAAGTCCTGGTTGAGGGTCAGGTTCACGGTGCCCATCTGCAGGCCACCGATCTTCTGGCGCCAACCGGCCGAAGCGAAGTTCGTGTAGTCGAGCTCCTCGGCCTCGAGGCTCAACTCGACCTGGGTGACCATCGCCGAGATGTCGGTCGACGTCGTGATCGTGCCCGACGCGGCGGCGCTGCCGCCGGGAGCAGTGCCGGTCCATGCGGTGCCGGTCAGGATGGTGGCGCTGGTGAGAGCGAAGACGGCCATGACGGCTCCTTCTGTGCTGGTATGGGGGTACGCGACGAAGCCGCCCGAGAATCAGGCGGCTTCGAGCGAGGGGTGAAGATCAGGCGGTGGCGGCAGCAGCGACGAACGTGACCGACGTGAAACCGGTGATCGTCCAGCCGAGCCGGATGTGCGTCTCTGAAGCGATCGGCCCGGCGACACTCGCCAACTGGTGCCCGACCGCAGTGAACGACTGCGAGGTGATCTGCGTCGTTGCCGACGGGAACCCGACGGCGTTGTCGCTCTGCACCGTGAACACGATCGAACCGGTGCCGGTCACGCTGAGTACGTGGAACGTGGCGTAGAGCCGCTGCCCGGTCGTCGGGAACGTGAACGCCAGAGCGGTGCCGCTACCGGTGGCGGTGCGAGCCGCCGACGGGTGCAGCACCAGGCCGCGGGCGACGACATCGGTGCCCGCCCAGTTCAGCGTAAACCCGGCTGCGTCGCCGACAGCACCGGACAGCACCGTGTTCGCACCGAGGCGGCCCTGGCCGATGAAGGCCACATCGCCGGCCGTGGCCGTCGACGTCGGGGCGATCGTGAACGTGTCCAGACCGGTGAGCGCGCCGACACCGAACGACGGCTCGACACCGGTCGTCGCGAAGTCCTGAAAGCCATCGGCCGATGCGGTGAACGACTTGAGCCCGCAGATCTTCTGACGCCACCCGCCCGAGGCGAGCGTCGTCACGTCGATCTCGTCGGCAGACGCCTCGAGGGTGACTGTGCGAGCGAAGGCAGCGAGTTCGAGCGTGTCGACCACGGCCGACACCGACGTATTGGCGTAGACGGGCATGCCCTACCTCCGGAGCTTGATGCCGACAGCGAGCACGGCCATCACCGCCGCCGAGCCGTCATCGGCCCCAGCGCGTGACAGGCCCGACGCAGTGCGGACGATGGTGTTCTCGACGACGCCGCCGAGCGTGCGGTCGGCGCTGATGGCGTCGATGATCGAGTTCGACATCCCGGCGCCCGCCGACAGCATGTCGAGCACGGCGATCTGGCTGTCGATGTCGCTCGTCCCTTGCGCCATCACTGCGACCTCGAGCTGCACATCGACGAGCGGCGCAGCACCGAACGATTCGTGATAGGCGACGAACTGGTCAGCGGGGCGCACGATGGCGCACGGGAACTGCGGCAACGTTGCGGGTTGCAGGTCGTAGCAGGCGAGCGCCCGAGACGTGTTGGCGTCGATCTGGTTGGCGAGCGCCGTCATCACGGCACGCAGGTCGAGCGTCGCCATCAGAACACCCCGATGGCATCGACCGGCGTGGCTGATTCCTTCACGAACGGCTTCAGCAGCTCCTCGACGTACGGGTTGAGCCGCACGCGCAGCGAGCCAAACTCGCCGAACGCAGCGACACCGTTACGGGTGTCGCGCTGCATGAGGATGTCCTTGGCGAGGATCTTGGTTGCCTCGATCACCGGGGCGGGCCTGACTGCCCAGCCCCACGCCGCCGTCACGACGATCGTCGCACGGCCCTCATCGGTGGCGTCGATGTACCAGTCGCCGTAGATGCGCCGGATCTGGTCGTACGGCACCGCCAGGCCGCTCGGGCGGCGACCGTTCAGCGGCTCCAGTTGGTAGCCGCTGGCAGCGATCGTGTCGCCGTTCTCGACGACCGACGTGACGCTGGTGCAGTCGTCGATGATGACCAGGCGATACGACTCGGGCACGAACGAGCGCGCCGAGGGCGAACCGGCAATGTCGAAGCTGCGCCCGCAATGCTCGTTCACGGCGATGACGGCGGCGTCGATGCCAGCCTGCAAGATCGAATCCTCGGCAGTACCGAGCTCGTTGCGCACCCACGACTTGAAGTCGGTGAGCGAGACGTAGGCCACGTCAGCCCTCGGCCTTCACCTTGGCAGGCTTGGCAGGCTTGGCGGCGACCGGCTCGTCGGCGACGAACAGGTGCGGCCCGGCCTTCACCAGCGGGTGATCGGCGGCGAGCACCGCGCCCGCCTCGTAGGTGCCCGATGCGTGATGCACGGTCTCGGTCAGACGAGGCATCGCCCCTCCTCGATGTTGCGCACCTGCAGCGGTGCGGACGGAATGGACAGCGGCACGGCACGGTCGATCACCAGCGCCACCCGTTCGGTGTCGTCGGTGTTGACCACGCTGTGCCAGTCGTGGTGCGCCACCCGGAACGGCACGCCGACCTTGTGGTGCACCGGGGTGCCGCACTGGAGCAGGCAGCCAGCCGTCGTGAACGGCAACTGCCACCGCTCCCAGTACGGCCCGGCGTCGATGTGTTCGGCGATGAAGCCGCCAGGCGCAAGGCCCGACAGCCACGCCCCATGCACCGGAGCGAACTGGGCGAGCACCTCGGCGAAGCCGGGCACCGCCAGGCGACCGGCGTGCACGATGGTCACCTGGCGGTAGCCGTCGTGCACACCGGTCTCGGTGGCGCTCGACCTCGCCGACCACAACGGGCCGACGAGGTCGAGCAGAGCAGCGAGTTGGTCGGTGCCGACTCGCTGAGGGGTCATCAGGTGACGTTGAGGAGGCTGATCGCCTCGGGAACCACGACCTCACCGCCGGTACGCCAGAAGGCGAAGAACCCGGCCTGGCCCGTGGGACGGCGGTTGGCGCCGAGCACGAGGTTGTCGTAGTAGACCTCGACGCCGACCCGGTCGACGATGACGTAGGCCTGCTGCCAGTCGCCGTAGGCGAGGACATAGTTGTCGGCCAGGGCGGTGATGGTGCCGTCCATGTCGCTGGTCTCGTAGATCGGCTGACCGAGCAGGTTGGCCGGTGCGGCCGCAGCGAGCTGCGCCCACAGCGACGAGCCGCCGCCGGTGTCGAACTGACGGATGCGGTTCATGATGGACACGTTCGCCATCCACGCCGACCGCGAGTTGCGGAAGCGGGGAGCGAGACCGGCCTGCGTGTTGTACACGTCGGCGACGGCGAAGGTGTCGGTCGTGGCCGAGGCCACCAGCGAACCGGCGGCCACCTTGCCGGTGATGAAGCCCTGCGGGGCCGAGGTGCCGTTGCCGGTCGTGAAGGCGGTGCCCTCGAGGCGGTCCTTGGCGTCACCGATCAGCATCTGCACCTGCGAGGCGAAACCGCTGTCGGCGAGCACCTCG